TTTAATTCCCAATATTTTTTTCTATCGCCAACTTGTTTATACATTTGTTGTTCACTTTTTAGTCTACGAATTTCGCGTTCGTATTCTTTGATTTTGTTATTGATTTCACGCATTCTTTTGACATCGGCAGCACTGTACTCTTTTGGTGGTAATTTGCCTTTTTCATACTTAATCAAGTAGTGTCTGCAATTAAAACCAGAAATGATGTTGTTATTGTATCCGTACTTGTCCTTTTGAGCCATAATATCAGTTAAACTATAAACCCATTGTCCGTCTACTTTTTCAATTCTAAAACCACTTTGTGTTGCGTGTTTTGAGACACTGACTAATTTTCCCTGCCATTTTTCGCAGCGTTTAGAACAGTCTGGATGGCTACTTATGTACCATAAATCATCTCCACTATTTTTAGCATCTTCTACCATTTGCATTTGCTTTTGGTGTCTAATATCCAGTTCGGCTTTTTGCCAAATAGAAATTGGTTTCTTTCCTGGCTCAATAGCAGTTGTTGGAATCTTGCTTGCCTTCTCGATATATTCTTGAATCTTTTTTGGATAATCTAAAACACGAACACTTGCTTTTGCTTGTGTCCACATATCGTACTTGATACTAGCAATTTCCTTTTTATGTTCAACGATGAATTTTGACAATTCTTCTGGTGTACTTACTTTAGGCATTTTTTTGCCACTCATCATAAAAGCACCGACTAACAAGCCAAGAATAACTGCAAAATCGTTTCTAGCTTTTCTTTGCTCTTTATAAACTTTATTTGCCATAGCATACAAGCCGTTAATGTATGAATCTCTATTTTCAATGTCCATTGGCAAACGATTCTTTGCAAAGTCTTTAATGTACATATCAATAACATTTCTTAATTCATACAAACTCTTATTTTGCCACAGATACTTAATAATTAATTTCTTTATGCTTGTCTCTGCGTGTTGTAACAATGGCAAAAAACGACTTTGGTATAAGTCGTTAGTGTTTGCTAAATATAGTCCTTTGTCGTTTTTTTCGAATAATTCTTGCATAAATTAGTCATTTTGATTTGGATTAGTTGATCCAAACAAGTTCTTCCCACCTAAATCATCGTAATTATTTTCGTTCCCAAAAGTGCCATCATCGTTCATTTCGTTAATCTCGTTCATAGCATTTTCTTCCCTTTTTGCTACTGCATCATTGATTCTCTTTTGGATTTGTTCTTCTTCTAAATCAGGATAAATCTCTCTAATAGCTTCTTCTTCATTTGTTAAGCCACTATCGAGCAATTTTGTTTGTCTATCAATGATTCTATCTTTGTTAATTAAACTTGGAGATGCAAAGTTAATAGAAATATTTGTTGCGATACCCATATAATTGAGTGTGCTTTCAAGTAATCTATTAATCGGCTCTCTAAAATAACTTCTCTCGTGATTAATAAATGCGATTGAAATATCATCTTCACTGTCAATTTGTGTAGCAGTCATTGTTGTTTGGCTATTTAACAAATATGAGCTTAAAACCTTTGGAGACATACCCCATTTGGTTGCAATATTTCTAATAGAGTCATCCATAATTGCTTGCCATTGGTCTCCACGAAGTTCGAATTGTTCAACAACGACTTTTTGTGTGTTTGGATCAACACCCTTCATGAATTCGATTTTTTTATCGCCAACATTTGATAAAACATTTTCAACCATACCAGAACGGAATTGCATAGCATTTGGAGATACATCGTTTAAAGACAACGATTTTGGCATATAAACTGTACCTTTGCCTAAATACATATCTCTAATTTTGTACGATGCTGCAATTTCGTAAGTAATCAAATCGCTTTGAACTTTAACTAACTTACTTTCTCCTAAATTAGTAGCTTTTGGATGTGCTAAATCGATATAACTGTCCTTTAATACTTCAACACCGATGTAATCGAAACCCAATTTTTGTGGTTCGTTTACTCTTAATGCACCATAATCTGCTCTCAAATCATCTTTAAACCATTGTGGAAGTTCAGCCCATGTGCAAGTACAAGTATCTTTAATGCTTGGAGAATCTGCACCACCATTATTGATAGTTCCTCTAACTCTTTTTACCAAGTATTCAACCATTGGAACTTTTTTTGCTGCAACAGTTTTATAAGTGCCATCAGGGTTTTTATCGATTTTGGTATTTTCTTGTTTGTAGAATCTATGTTCGACTAAAAAGAATTGTTGATTGTTCTTGTTGTTTGTTGTGTCTGTGTATCCACGAATCAAAAAAGTTGCATCTTCTACTTCTCCTGCGAAGTCAGTTCTATAAATACATTGATCCATTCTTGATGATTCCCACCAAACTTTACCATATAAATCGTGGTTCTCTTTGATTAAGGAAGTACCAAGACCTTCTGAATAGCCGATACCAGCATAAATCGCATCAATAAATTTATTCTTTGAAATGTGTTTGCTAATTTTTTTAAGATTTTTTCTATCAATATCGGTTGGCTTTTCGACATTTAGTCTTAATATCAATTTCTCTCCTAAAATTTGTTTTGTAAGACCAGAAATTAAAACATTACCGATTTTAGTTGAGATAATTCCACTTTGTCCACCATCTCCGTGTAAAGCATATACAAATCCATCTAACCATTGAGTTGCAACTCTAATATACTTCCAGGCATAAGTTTTCATAAAGGTAGGCAAAAGACCGTACCATAAGGAAGCGTTAATGTTGTAATTATATGTATCGTTTACTGCATTAGCTAAACCAGTTTGCCACGCTGGAATACCTGTGTTTGGTATAACCTTATCCTCGAATTTTACTTCTTCTTCTGCCATAACCTATATACCTCGTTTTCTTAATTTTTTTGAGAGTCTCTAGTGATTTTTTTACTTTCCTTTGTCAATTTTTCGATTAAAGTATTAATTCTAGTACCAATTTCTTCTGGATTAATACCCATTTGACCTAATAAAATCATGAAAAGTCTTTCCATATCGATAACAACTTGTGTTAATTGTCTTGTTTGGCTTGTTTGAATTGCCAATAATCTAAACATTACTTGCTTATAGTTTTTTTCTTTTAAACCTCTAATGTCGAGTTCTCCTGCACCGAGCTTTAAGTCATCATCTTTGAAATCGATTGGCATACTTGCTGCTTCGAAACATTCTTTGTTGAGTTCGATTTCTTCTTTAGTCATTGATACTCTCTCTGTTGCTTGTTTTTTAGCTTCTTGTTTAATTGCGCTAATAGTTTCTTCTTTGTTCATAAAAATATTCTTCCCTTCTATCGCTTAATTATATCATACACCCTTTTTTGCGAAACACAATTTGCTTTTAGTATATCAAACCAAGCTATGTTTTCGATATTTTGATACCAGAACCTACAACCATAAGTGTATGCATCGCAGTCATCGTTAGGCACTATTGGATCGTATCCATCTTGTTTTTCGTTCCAAATAAGCATTGATAGTTGCTCGGCTAAATAGTTGACTTTGCGAGGTTGGAATTCGTTTTTGACATAGTTATAATGTCCGCCATAATCGATGATATACTCATTGTCTCCACAAATAGCACTCTGTACAGTTGCAACCATCTCGGTAATAGTTCCCTTTTTGATAGCTGCAACATCGCAACGATCTCCCCAAAAGAATTGACACTCTTTAACTAAGTCAGGTGCAGCACTATCGATTCTTACAAATATAGGCAACACAGTTATATTGACTCCTCGCTCTTGAGCCATCATTATCTCTTGTCGAGTTCCTAAGTGGAATTCTGCACAAATATTGTCAAGCCATTTGTTTGCAAAATCTCTTACAAGTTGATGATAGCCGAATGAGCCATCGGTTTTAGGATCGTGATGGAATAAGCTGCCCTGCACTGTTTGTCCATTGCTCAATACTATCTTAGGAACGAATGATGTGGAGTCATTATTAACTGCACCATCTCCACCTATGATGCACAATACTGGTCTTATATCACTGTTAGCTATTAAATAATCATACTCTTGTTTAGTAATAACATGTCTGTCTTTTCTAAACATAGGATAGACTGCACCAAATCCACCAGTAGGCTTGCCTTCGTACATATAATCATGGAATTGTCTATTCTCATAATACATTTTACGAATTTCTTTAATATCTCTGTCGCTTAAAAATGGAAGAACATCTTTGTAAGTACTATGAATAACACAATAGTCTTTGTCTTTTTTCTTTTCTTCACACCAGACATTAATCCAATGCAACTCTTGAGCAGGTGGGTTAAATACAATTACTACAACTGTATCTTCTCCAAATCTTCTTCTTAATGTAGCCATAGTTTGCTCTAAGTGTTCTCTTGACCTAAGTTCTTGAGTTTCTTCTAAGATGACTAAGCCGACTTTATGTAATGGTTTAAAACCCTTAGTACGCTCTGTTGAGCCACCAATACCCATGAAATAGATAGTAGCTGAATTAGCTTTGCGAACAATTCTATAAGGACTCTTGCGAAATACAAATTGATCTTCAAATGCAGGGATGGACTCAATAACTTCGCAAGTCTCGTTAAAAACAGAGTCTCCTATGCTGCCATACGATGCTCTTGCTATAACAATATCTTCATTTGGTTTAGTTGCAGTAATTACACCTGCCAATATTTCAGTAGTCTTACTTTT